GAGCGTTGCTTCTTTTAAACCACTTAAAGTGGTCATTTTGGATGAAGCTGATTTTCTTACTATACAGGCGCAGGCTTCACTCCGTAATATTATTGAAACTTTCTCTCGTACGACAAGGTTTATTATGACCTGTAATTTTGTAGAGCGTATTATTGATCCTCTACAATCCAGATGTCAAGTACTTAAAATTGTACCTCCAACTAAAAAAGATGTTGCTAAACATTTAAATTGGATATTACAACAAGAGCATATTGAACACGACATAAATGATTTAGTACCTTTAGTTAATCAATATTATCCTGATTTACGTAAATGTATTAATACTATACAATTATCAACTGTAGATGGTGGTGCAAATGATTTATATCTTAGACTAGATCAATCAATATTAGTATCATCTAATTATATAGATAAAGTAATATCAATTTTAGCAGAACGAGATTTAAAATCAACTTATAGATTTACATCTATACGTCAAGTAATCGCAGATGCAAATGTAGATGATTTTGATGAATTATTTAAATCACTATATGAAAGAGCATCTGAATACCTCCCAGGTAAAGAAGGTACAGTAGCTATTTTAATAAATGAACACCAATATAAAGCAAATTTCCGAATTGATAAGGAGATTAATTGTGCCTCTTTAATTCAAAATTTAATAAATAATAAATAATAAATAATAATTATGCAACAGCAAGTACAACAACCACCAATTGACTTAAAAAATACAACAGCTATTAAAAACTTTGATGGTGGAGTAGTTTTCCAACAAGGAGTAGTATTAAGAACTGTATCTAAATTTGTAATGGGTACAGACGAAGATGCTTTATTACCAATTCCAGTTTTTTATGACCCATCAACTAAAAAAATTCTTAAGTCATCAGTCCCAAAAGAACTTAGAGAAGAATTGGCTGATGAATTAATGGATTAGATTTGGGAAATATTTTTGATTGGTTAAAGGCAATTAATACTACTAAACCTCCTGTTGAATCATTTACTGATAAAGATTGGGAGGTTTGGAACAGTTATATGATCCATAAGTTCATTAGCATGAACCCAGATTATATTGAAATAGTTAATTATGTACAAGATTTCCCACCTCAAGAAAAAAGGATGATATATTCTATTTATAAAGAATTCATTCCTAAAAATAATAAATGGAACAAGTACATTAAATCTAAGGTAAAACAACCTAATAAAGATTTAGTAGATCATATTAAAGATTATTTTGAATGTTCTTCTAAAGAAGCAAAAGAATATATAAATATATTGGATACCCCAAAAATTAATCGTATATTGAATAATAGAGGATTAGATAAAAAAGAAATAAAACCCTTATTAAAATGACAAAAGAATTATATACTATGTTAAAAACATCTGCTGAAGCAGATAAGGCTAAAGCATTATTATCACTTGAATTATTAGGTAATAAAGCAGTTGGTATTGGAGACCATTCAACAGGAGATTTTTACAAAAATGCTGAAGAAGCACTTATTATGTTAGTAGATGCTGACGATAGGTTAGAAGCATTAGACAAATATTTCAATACTAAAGGATTACTAAATGGGTAGTTCAGTAACAAAATATTTAGAAGAAAATGAGGGTCATTTTGGTAACAAAATAAAACAAATAACTATGAGCGATAGAGAAATTATGAATGCTAAATATCCAAATAAAAAAATCAAAGAATTTATGGATGATGAAACAAATCAAATCATAACTATTTTTGAAGAAGAATACCCTGAATTATCAGAAGAATTTCAAAATATCCAAGAGGAACAGTATGAATTGTTTGCACGCAAACATCTTGATTATGGACTTAATAACATAACATTAGGTGGAGATATCGTTAATAATAGCGATGATAAAAAATTCTCATTAACTGGGTTAGCTATTAGATTAACTGATAAAATATCACGTTTAAAAAATTTACTAGTTAATGGTAAAAACTATGTTCAAGGAGAAGGTATGGAAGATACCTTTATAGATATTGCCAATTATGGCATCATTGGGCTCTTAGTTGGGCGCAACAAGTGGCGTAAATAAAATAATATGGCAAAAAAACTCCCAAAAATAGTAAAGGAAATTCGTAATAACCCACCTGAACCAATTAATTTTGCTTACCAGAAGAATATATCTTATTCCCAGATGTCAATTTTTAGGGGTTGCCCTCATCGTTGGAAACTACAATATAAAGATAAGATACGAAGATTTACTTCTTCAATCCATACGGTTTTCGGGAGTGCCATTCACGAAGTTATCCAACATTATTTGGATTATGCTTATGAAAAATCATTTGCTGCAGCCGATAGAGATATAGATTTAAAAAAATATTTTCAAGAGAAATATATAAGTGAATATCAATTACAATATAAAAAGAATGATAATTCCCATTTCTCAGACGCTAATGAAATGAGAGAATTTTTTGAAGATGGGGTTGCTATATTAGAGTGGTTTAAAAAGAAACGTACAAGATATTTTTCTAAAAAGGGTACCTATTTAGTTGGTTGCGAAATACCTATTGTAATAGCACCAAATAAAATGTTAAATAGCGTATTATACATGGGATATCTTGATGTTGTCACATACCATGAAGCAACAGAAACATTTAAGATAATCGACATAAAAACAAGTACTGGGGGATGGAATGATTATGCTAAAAAATCTGAAAATAAACAATTCCAACTTCTCCTCTATAAACAATATTTTTCGGAACAATACGGAATACCTTTAGATAAGATTGAAATTGAATTTTTTATTCTTAAAAGAAAAGTATTAGATCCGGATGATGAAAAGCTTATGTCACCTTATCAATCATATAGGGTCCAACAATTTTCTCCACCTAGTGGGAAAATTAAATTAGGTAGAGCAAAAACTGCTGTTAATGATTTTATTAGTGAATGTTTTAATTCTAGTGGAGAAATAAAAGAAAAAGATTACCCAAAATCACCTTCTAAATTTAATTGCAATTTTTGCCCCTATGGAGAAGAAAAAGAATTATGTGGAGCTAATAAACATTTTTTGTAGTTTATACATACGTATAGACAAATATAATACTATTAAAAATAAAGATTATGAGTAATAAAGAAAAAACACTTACTAGTGTTAAAATCCAAAGTGATTTATTCCAAGAATTTAAAATTGAATGTGTAAAAAGAAAATTTTCATTTCAAAAATTATCTGATAGGGCTATTTATTTATACCTTACAGATGAAGATTTTAGAAAGAAAATAACAAATCAAATTAATCTAGAACTATAAATTAATAAATTTAGATGAATAAAAGTTTTAAACATCTTCCTTATGACAAAAGGAAGAAAATACTTCTAATATGTGATGATATTAGAGTACATAGTGGAGTCGCTACAATAGCAAAGGAAATAGTAACACACACTTCTCATCATTTTAATTGGGTACAAATTGCTGGGGCAATGAAACATCCTGAAAGTGGTAAACAATTGGATTTATCCGAAGCTATTAACAATGAAGCAAATATAAAAGATTCATATGTTAAATTATACCCTACAAATGGTTATGGTAATAGTACATTATTAAGAAACATCATCAAAATAGAAAAACCAGATGCTTTATTTTTAATTACTGATCCTAGATATTTTACTTGGGTTTTTAATATGGAAAATGAAATTAGAAAACAAATCCCGATTACATATTTGAATATTTGGGATAATTATCCTGCCCCTTTATTTAATAAGCCCTATTATGAGGCTTGTGATTTATTAATGGGAATTTCAAAACAAACAGTTAATATAAATAAATTAGTCTTAAAGGGAAGTGAAAAAAATAAAATATTTAGATATATTCCTCATGGTAAAGACCCGAATGTTTACTGTCCTATAGATAAAAATAATATTGATTTTATGGCCTTTAAAAAATCATTATTAGGAAACCAGGACCCTAAATTTATATTATTTTTTAATTCTAGAAACATTAGAAGAAAACAAATCCCAGATACTCTATTAGCTTTCCGTTATTTTTTAGATACTCTACCTGAAAAAGAAGCCAAGGAATGTTTATTATTACTAAAAACAGAATCTACTTCAGATGCTGGTACTAACTTAAAGGCCAATATAGAATTATTTTTTGGAGAGAAATATGCTAATAATGTAAAAATAATAGAAAAGATATTATCTGTAGAACAATTAAATTGGTTATATAATTTAGCAGATGCCCAAATATTATTAACTTCTAATGAAGGTTGGGGGTTAACTCTTACAGAAGCAATGTTAACAGGTACACCTATAATAGCTAATGTAACAGGTGGTATGCAAGACCAAATGAGGTTTAAATATGATTTTGATGAAGGTCCTGGGGTTAAAGAAGGGGAATGGATAGATTTTGATAAAGATTTTCCTTCTAATCATAGAGGTACCTATAAACAACATGGAAAATGGGCATTTCCTGTTTATCCTTCAAACATTTCTGTTCAAGGTTCACCTCCTACCCCTTATATTTTTGATGATAGATGTAGTTATGAAGATGCAGCAAAAATAATTAAAAAGGTATATAATTTATCTAATAATGAAAGAATTGAGTGTGGTTTAGAAGGAAGGAAATGGGCAATGGGTGATGAAGCAGGTTTTACTTCTAAACATCAAGCTAATAGGGTAATAGATGCGTTAAATACTTTATTTGATGTTTGGAAACCTAAAGAAAAATATGAAATTGTAAATGCTACTGAGTATAAAGGCAAATTTTTAAACCATCAACTAAATTATTAATATGAGTAATAAACCAAGATTTGTAATATCATCACCTTTTGATACATATTCAGGTTACGGGAGCCGTGCGCGTGATATTATCAAATCCATAATAGAACTAAATAAATATAAGGTAGAACTTTTACCCCAAAAATGGGGAGAGACAGCTTGGGGGTTTTGTGAAGACCATCCTGAATGGGAGTATTTGAATAGTCATATAGTATCTTCTAATTGGCAACATACAAAACCTGAAATTTGGATGCAGATTACTATCCCAAATGAATTCCAACCTGTAGGGAAATATAACATAGGATTAACAGCAGGAATTGAATCTACAGCATGTAAGGGAGAATGGATAGTAGGTTTAAATAGAATGGATATGAATTGGGTTTCATCACACTTTAGCAAAAATACTTTTGAAAGAGTATCATTTGAAGTAAAGGATAAAAATACTCAACAAACTTCAATTTTAAAACTACAAAAACCCATAGCTGTTGTATTTGAAGGAGTAGATTTAGGAACATATAAACCTTTAAAACCTACAGAAATAAAAAATATATCTTTAAAAGATATTAAAGAATCCTTTTGTTATCTATTTGTAGGACATTGGATGCAGGGAGACCATGGTCATGATAGAAAAAATGTTGGGGTTTTAATTGAATCCTTTTTAAAAGCATTTAAAGATAAAAGGGGACCTAAACCTGCTTTAATTTTAAAATCCTCTATTGGGGTTTCTAGTTATATGAGTAGAGAAGCAATACTTGAAAAGGTTAAATATATTTGTGATTTTTACCATATAAATTCTTCAAATCTCCCAAATATTTACTTATTTAATGGTGAATTAAGTGATGATGAAATGAATGAATTATACAATAACCCAAAAGTAAAAGCTATGGTTAGTTTTACTAAAGGAGAAGGATTTGGTAGACCTCTTTTAGAATTTGGAACAACAGGAAAACCTATTATAGCCTCTGGTTGGAGTGGACATATGGACTTTTTAAATCCTAAATATTCTTCATTAATTCCTGGGGAATTAGAGGAAGTACATACTTCTGCAGCTAATAACTGGTTGATTAAAGAATCTAAATGGTTTAAAATTGATACTTTAGCAGCTATAAAATCCATGAAAGATATTTATAAACATTATAAAGAATATTTAAAAAATTCCCGTAAACAAAAAACAAATATTAAACAAAACTTTACTAGGGAAAATATGAAAGAATTAATAGAAAATATATTAGATAAAAACATTCCAGATTTTCCTAAACAGGTAGAATTAAAATTACCTAAATTAAAATTACCAAAACTCTCCAGAATAGAGTAAGTATTTTTAATTCTGGTAATATTTATAATAAATTATTAGATATGGTTTATTATGTATACCAATTAGAGACTTTGGAAGGGCAAATATTTTATATAGGAAAAGGTACTAGGAAAAAAAGTTATAATAGAGTTGATTTTTATCAATACTGGAAGTTTATTGAAAAATCCAACCGTCATCTTTATAATAAAATAAATAAATTGGATGGAAAATTTGTAGTTAATATTATAGAATATTTTAAAAAGGAAAAAGATAGCTTATTATTTGAACAACAGTTAATAAAAGAGATTGGGTTGGAAAATCTTTGTAACATGACCCAAGGAGGGGAAGGTTGGAGTTTTAACCATAGTGAGGAGACTAAACAAAAATTAAGTGAGTTAAAAAAGGGAGTACCTTTATCTAAAAAACATTGTAAGAGTATTACTAAAGGTAAATTAAAACAAAAAAATAAGTTAGATGACTTTTATGAAGAAATAGTTGAACATTATGAAACCAAAAACACCTCTCAAATATCTAAAATATACCAAGTACACCAGGTAACCCTTGCAAACTTTTTAAAAAAACATAACATATTTGTCCCCTACAAAAACCTTACCCCAATGACAGAAGAACATAAAAATAACATAAGTAAAAACAAAAATGGAAAGTTATATAAAAAATAAAATAAAAAATAAAAGATATGCAACACGATAAATTAATACAATGCACCCGTTGCAGTTCAGATGCTTGTTATAAGCAAGAAGTTACAAAAGAAATTTCCATTGAACTATGTTATGGTTGTGGGTTCCAATCTAATTCTTTAATGAAAAAAGGGAATGATTTTTTTAATGAACAATTTGAAATTATACCTGAATTGTATAAAGAATTAATGGATGAGGAAGAAGAAACAGGTAAAATATGGATGCCTTCTACTATAAATATACCTAATAAGGGTATGATATTCGCTTCAGGTACTGGAAGAAATGATTGGAGATGGGGAGCAGTTAAATCAATTAAAATTTCTAAAAAAGATAGGGAAAAATATAAAGGTAAAAAACACAGAGCCGATATGTCTACAATAAAATATTTTAAAGAACGTGATTATATAGATGCTCTTTCGTATATTGGGGTATTACCAGAATAAATGAAGATAAGTTATGCAATAACAGTTTGTAATGAATTCAAAGAGATTCAAAAACTCATATCTATACTAATGTTTAATATTAGAGAAGAGGATGAAGTTGTAATTCTATTCGATAAACGTAACGGAACAGCAGAAGTATGGGACTTACTAGTAGATCTACAAAGACAAAAACTAGCACTTACATTTCCAGAAACGTTTAAAGGACACTTCGCTGATTGGAAAAATAAACTTACCTCTTTATGTTCGGGAGATTATATATTTCAAATTGATGCTGATGAAATACCAGATAAACAACTATTACTTTCTTTACCCAAAATAATAGAAGGAAATCCTGATAATGAAGTTTATTTAGTCCCAAGAGTAAATACAGTTGAAGGTTTAACTGATGAACACATTCAAAAATGGGGTTGGAGGGTAGATGATAAAGGTTGGGTTAATTGGCCTGACTATCAATGGAGAATCTGGAAGAACAAACCAGAAATCAAATGGGTAAATAAAGTACATGAAAAATTAGAGGGTTTTAAAACTTATGCTACTTTACCTCCTATGAAAGATTTAGCATTATACCATCCCAAAGATATTAAAAGGCAAGAAAAACAAAATGAATATTATAGCACATTATAAATGGGAATAATACAAAAACAACTAGCAAAGGTAGAATTTAAAGATCAAAAATGTGAATTTTTTGAAATAGAATTAAATGATGGTCCTATAATTCATCTGCAAAATAATTCATTTAGGATAGAAATGAAACCTGACGAATTTCAACAGTTTGCTGTAAACATAGTAAATAGTGCAAACAAAATGATTCAGTATAAAAAAATAGGACATTAGAATGGATAAACATTTATTATTAAATAAAACCTTTAAGGACATATCAGAAATAACTAATGGAAGATATGTAACTCTTAGAAATTATGATTTAATTCCAGAGGATTCTTCAATGGAAAATGATATAGATATATTAATAAAACCTTTATTTATACAAGAAATTATAAATAAAGTAAAACCTTATGGATATAAAATATATCAAGATAGTAATAATTGTTTATATGGTGCACAACCTCATATTCACTTTAAACATAGTAACCTAAATGTTCATTTTGACATAACAACAGGTTTATACTATAGAAGTATAGCAGATAATAATATTTTTGTTAATATTGATAATAGATTAACTAAAAGTATAATAGATAATAGAATAAAAGTTAAGAATATATACCAAAATATTCCTCATCCTAATGATGAAATAGTTCATTTAATTTGTCACTGTATCTTTGATAAAAGAAAAACAACAAACAGGTATGAAAAGCAAATCATAAACTTAGTAGACCAGATAAACCCTCACATTATTAAAAATACCTTAGGTTTAATATTTTATAAGGCAACTGATATGATATTTACTAAAGTTATGAATAAAGATATAAAAGATTTATTTGAATCATATATAACATTTAAAGATTATTAATATGAAAAAAAATGCAATATATACCATTGTAATAGGTAAGGAAGCAGAAGAATATGCAGAGTATTGTTTACCTTCACAAAAATACTATGCTGATTCCATAGAAGCTGAATTTTATGTGTTAAAAGAAGAAGTATTTAAGTCAGAATACCCTACAGGCCATTTTAATTTAATTTCAGCAATAGAACATTTTTTAAAAACCGATCACGAAAGATTTTTATATATGGATGCTGATATTATTATCCATAAAAATACACCAAACATGTTTGATGTTTTTAAACCCGGGGAATTGTATTTAAGGTATGGGAACACCTATGATATATGGTATGATTGGATGTGTAAAAATCAATCCCAATTAGATATGGATGGGTTAAAAGATATGTTTGAGTATTACTGGAGCTCAGGTATAATATTAGCGGATAGAGAACAGCTAATAAAAATGATGGAATGGTGGAAACCTCCTTATGTGGTTGGTCAATGGCACGGAGAAATGGGACATATGAATTGGGCGATAGCAAAATCAGGCTTAAAACCTGTAGAAATGCCTGGAAGATGGCACTATACAAGAGTTTGGGCTGATGGTTATAGAGGTAAATCTTTAAAAGATGGGCAAGTAGATAAGATAGAAGATATCTACATGATGCATTACGCAGGTTGTGGTCATAAAGTAACAGCTATAAAGAAAGATTTAGAAAAATATGGTTATATGGGTTGTGATGATGGGAAGTTTTTAGATGATCTAGAACCCCATATGAATGTAAACGCAGGTATGATAACTTTATCTTCTGATAGGTTAAAAAATCCCATAATGCATGATAGATTTGATATTGAAGATAATATTGGGGAATCAATTCACATCCATTATAAAAACATAAGAATGGATTTTACTGTAAGAGATTTTCTATCATTGGCCCAGGGATGTTCTGATTCTTTGCATAAATTATACTAGTACAATGTTTGAAACTCCCTTTCTTATTAATGTTAATATTTCTACTTTTGAAGACTATATAAAGTCTTTAGCTACAACTGGGAAGAAAAATTATAAATATTCTAAAAAACAAAACGAAGATTTAAAATATAATTTAATCCCTTATAATCAGGAATTAGTTAATTTTTTTATGAGTTTATGGGAAAATCAACTTATTAGAGGGGAAAAAAGGAAATGGGGGTTTCCGTCTAATTATATCCATTATCTAGCAAATATTGGGGTAATAAAATTATTTGCGGCTTACACAGAAGAAGATAATACTGTATTATCAATTCATTTTGTAGAAAAATATAATGATTATGTTTACTGTCATCCTCCTTTATATGATAAAGAAACAACTAATAATAGATATATGGCAAAATATATGTGGTTTAACTTAATAAATTATTATATAGATAATAAAGAAATTAATTGGATAGATTTTGGTGCTGGTAACAGAGGTACATGGAAAGATTTAGTAAAAAATAGACAGCAATATATGGATAAAATGGCTTATAAATGGTTATATGTCCCCAAAAATGTAAAAGAAAACCCCGATAGAGAATTGCCTTATATAGTAAATAAAAGTAACAATCAAAGAAAATTAATGTTAAAAAATTAAAAATGAAAGAAAAATCAATTTTAAATAAAGTTGGTGAAGGTATTAAAGAAATTTTACCTTATTTAGAGGTAAAAGAATACCCTAATATATTAGATGTAGGATGTTTTGGAAGGCAAGGACAAAATGGATCACAAGCTATAATAGATAGTTTTTACATTAAAGGTAATATTACTGCGATGTCCTATAAAAATTTAATCCCCCATGATATATTTAAAGAAGGTAAGATAAAACATATAGAAGGAGATTATTTTTCTCAAAAAATATCAAGTACTTATGATTTAATTTATTTTGATTTAGGTTGGGGAGGACAATTAAAAATGATTGAAACTGAATTAGAAACTTTAATGTACGAAAGGCTTAATGATGGGGGGTATCTGATATTTTATATGTTTACTAATAACAAATACAACCATGGAAAACAAATTCAGGATAATTTGAATAATTTTTGGGGTGTTAATACTTTAAATCCTTCTTCTATTATTAAAACGATAAATAATTTAAATCCCTTATATAAAATAAGATGTATTAATACTGAAATTGCAAGACCATATATAACATGGATAACTTTACAAAAATAAATGGCTACAAAAAATAAATGGTTTATAGCGATAAAGAAAAATAGTGGTGACTTATTTGATACTACTAATTTTACTTCAATAGATTCTCCTAGAGGGATTTATTATGCTGATCCTTTTATTTATAAACATAAAGATATCAATTATTTATTTTATGAGGAATATGATTATAAAAAAGGAGTTATATCTTATAGTATTATTAATAATGATTTAACTATTACTCCTCCAACTAAAATTATAGAAGAACCATTTCATTTATCATTCCCAAATGTGTTTAAAGATAATGGAGAAATATATATGATACCTGAAACAGGAAACTCTGGAAAAGTAATACTATACAAATCAGAATCTTTTCCAAATAAATGGATACCTATTAAAACAATAGCTGAAAATATTAGAACTTCTGATATAGAAATTTTTAAACATAATAATATATATTGGTTATTTACAACTCATGGTGCTAATTTAGATGATAGTTTATTAATAATGTATTCTGATAATTTATTAGGTGATTGGAAAGTATTGGGGATAGACGATATACCACATTCTCGCCCAGCGGGTAAAATGTTTAATTATAATAATAAAATAGTAAGACCAGTACAAGACTGTTCAAAATTATATGGTTATGGGTTAGTTTTTAAATCTATAGAAGTAAATAAAAATGGGTATAAAGAAGAAATTATTAATAGAATCGATCCTAATTGGCACCCAGAAATAATAGGAACTCATACTTTTAATTATAATAATGATTATATAGTAATTGACGGTAAAATTAAAATAAATGAATAAAGAAAGTATCTATCTAAAAGATATAGGGGACATTGATATATCTCCTAAAAACATTGTAACAATTAATTCTACTCATGTTGATAAACCAAAGAGGGTTTATGAAGTTTGGGAAGGGTGTAATATTGGAAAAGAAACTTTAGATTTATTTGTAATAAGAAAACATACACCTTGGGTTGATGAGAAAATTATTAGTGATAAACAACTAATAAGAAATATACTAGACTATACTCAAACACCTACAAATAATATAGTTAGAACATTTAAAATAAGTAATGATATAGCAATTACAGAATACCATTCTGATTGGTCCCCTTTAATTATTAAATCTGCTAACAATTTTTACCCTCCGGAATATACAAGTAATCTTCAATCTAGATTTTATAAACATTTATCAGATAAAAAATATGTTAATAGTTTTTGCACTAAAATCTTAGATTCCCTTTATAAATTTTCAAATGATTTAGGAGTATCTTTTGAAGATATAGCTCCTAATAATATCTTAGTTAATAAAGATTTTACTAAGTTTAAAATTATAGACATTAGTTCTCTAAGAAAAGAAAAGTTTAAGAATAAATATTCACTTACTCAAATTATTTATGGAGATGGAGCCAATGATTTAAAGTTTATCAACCCCCAGATATTACACAATTCTTGGAATAATTACATCCCCTTAACATTTTGTATTAGCACCTACAATAACCTAGAATATCTTAAAATAGCTATAAAATCTGTAAGAGAAAATAGTTATTATAAAAATGCACCTTTTATAATCCATGCGGAAAATTGTTCTGATGGGACAGATGAATGGTTAGCTAAAAATTCAGAAAAGTATAATCTAGAATATTATATTGATAAAAATAAAATACCTCTGGGCATTGGTGGTGGAATGAATTTTTGTGCTGATAAAGTAAAGACTGAATTTATAATGTTTCTACATTCCGATTTTTATGTTACTAAAAATTGGGATAAACCTTTAGTAAATTTATTTGATAAATACCCAGATAAAAAAATGTGGGTTAATTCTCATAGAGTAGAACCAAATATGTTTGGCAACTCTACTAATAGACCTGGAACTATTATTGTAGAAAAAGATATTTTTGGTGCTTACTATCATGATTTTAATAATGAATATTTTGAAGAGTGGGGACAAGAATTTACTAAAATAAATAATTTTGAAGTTCCAAAAGGAGAAGGTGTTTCTGGGTTAATTAGAAAAAAAGATTGGGATGAAATAGGAGGAAATGATCCTTTATTTGCACCCTCTAGTTGGGATGATATGGATTTATTTTTAAGAATGCTACATAAAAATTTTAAATTTATTTTGACTAGTAAAAGTTTAGTATGGCATTTTGGAGCAAGAGGAAGCCATAGATTAGAAGAAAATAATGGTAAAAGTTCTGAAAGGCAACAATTATGTGAACAAAGAAATGTTAAAAAATGGTTGAAGAAGTGGAAATCTTTACCTATATTTGATGAATATGAAATGATAAAGGGGCTAAAACAATAAAATTAAATATATGAATAAAATAACTTTAGTTATACCAACATACAATAACCTTAGACACATTAAAAACGCATACTCCTCAGTTCGTAAATTTTACCCTGAACTCGAGTTAGTATTATTAGATGATGGTTCAACTGATGATACCAAAACTTGGTTAGACGAATTAGAAGATGATTTTGTAATTAAATATAGAAGTGAAGAAAGAGTAGGACATACTATTCTATATGATAGAGGTATTGATATGGCAACCAATGAAATTGTAGGTATCATGCATGCTGATATGATTTTAGGTCCTAACTATATTGAAAATGTATTAAAGCATCTAGAACGTGGTAAGGTAGTTTGTGCCACTCGAATTGAACCACCTCTACATCCTGAAGGTAGAGAAAAAATTATTCGTAATTTTGGAATGGATTTTGATGATCTTAATATTGAAGCATTTGAAGAATTTGTTATTAAATCCCAAGATAAATATAAAGATCAAACTACAAGAGGTATGTTTGCCCCTTGGGTGTTGTATAAAGAAGATTTTCAAGCAATTGGGGGTCACGATCATGGTTTTGCCCCTTTCCCTTATGAAGATAGTGATATTTTTCAAAGATGGATTTTAGCTGGTTATGAATTAATCCAAAGTAGAGATGCTTTTGTTTATCACTTAACTTGTAGAGGTCATAGATGG